CCACCACGCCCCAGACCGTGTACAAGAAGCAGAAGCTGGACCGCGACGACATCCTGGACATCACCGATTTCGACGTGGTCGCCTGGATCAAGTCTGAGATGCGGATCATGCTGAACGAGGAAATCGCCCGTGCCATCCTGATCGGCGACGGCAGGAATCCCATGAGCGACGACAAGATCTCTGAAGATCACGTGCGCCCCATCGCCACCGACAAGCCGCTGTTCACCATTCAGCAGACTGTGACCGTCGGCGCTTCTGAAGAGGCCACCGCCAAGAACTTCATGAAGGCCTGCCTGCGCGCTCGCAAGGACTACAAGGGCTCCGGCAATCCCACCATGTTCACTACCGAGGAAGTCCTGACTTCTATGCTGCTGATCGAGGACGGCATCGGTCACATGATGTATCGCACCGAGGCCGAGCTGGCCACCGCGCTGCGTGTGAAGAAGATCGTCACCGTGCCCGTGATGGAAGGCGTCAAGCTGGACAGCAACGCCAACGAACTGATGGCCATCATCGTCAACCTGACCGACTACAACGTTGGCGCTGATAAGGGCGGCGAGATCAACATGTTCGATGACTTCGACATCGACTACAACCAGCAGAAGTACCTGATCGAGACCCGTATCTCCGGCGCTCTGATCAAGCCTTACTCTGCCATTGTGCTGAAGAAGCCCGTTTCTGGGACCTAAAATGGGAGTGACATAACGCATGGCAAAGTTTTACGGAGCTGTCGGATACATAGAGACACGGGAGACCGGCCTTGATATCTATGAGAACGTTCCGGTTGAAAAGATGTACAGGGGTGACATCGAGGAGATCGGCAGGCGTCTTGAAAACGGCGAGGGCGTGAATGATGACGTAAAGATCAACAATCGCGTCAGCATCGTCGCGGATGCTTATGCTTATGCCCATATGCATGACTTGCGTTATGTCAAGTGGATGGGGACCGCCTGGAAGGCCACTTCGGTCACTTCCAAGCGTCCCCGTCTGATCATTACGCTTGGAGGTGTATACAACGGTGAAATCGCGAGCAATCCTTAGCACCAAGTTACACGAATTGTGTAACAATGTATACTTTCAGCCTCCAACCGGGTTTATGCTCAAATACCCATGTATCATCTACGAGTTCACCGGCATAGAGAAACGTCCCGCCGACAATATTGGATACATGCGGTATGGGGTCTATGATTTGACCTACATCACCCGCGATCCAGATGATGAGACAAAAGTTCTCATAGCCGAGCTTCCGATGTGCAGCATGAACCGAACGTATGAGAGTGACAACCTCTATCACTATTCGTACAAAATCTACATTTAGCGATGATGAGGTGACCCCATATGGCAATACTCAACTGGGACGCGCCCAGTCAGCGAAAAGTTGAATACGGGATCAGCAAGGGCGTTCTGTACCCACGAGGGGGTCCCGGAGTCGCCTGGAATGGTCTGACTGCTGTAAGAGAAAAGTCAAAAGGCGGCGATGTTGTAAAGCTGTATGCGGACAATGTCCAGTACGCTTCATTCCGGTCCTTTGAATCCTATGAAGCCACAATCGAGGCCTACATGTATCCCGACGAGTTTGGAGAATGCGACGGCTCGGTAAAAGTAGCTGATGGTGTGAAGATCGGGCAGCAGAAGCGTAAGCCTTTTGACTTCTGTTATCGCACTGAGATCAAAGTCGTTTCTGACAGCATATACGACCACCCCTACAAGCTTCATCTCGTCTACAACGCTACCGCCTCGCCCAGTGAACGGAATTATCAGACATTGAACGAATCCCCGGAGGCATTGGAGTTTTCGTGGGACATTCATACGATGCCGTTTGTTCTCAACGGTCATAAAGGCGCTTCCACGTTGGTCATCGACTCGACCGAAGTCGACAGAATCAAAATGGATGCGCTTGAGAGAATCCTCTATGGCCTTGGCGACGAACCGCCGAGAATGCCCGATCCTGACGAGGTTGTAAAACTGCTTCAAAGACTGGATCTGCAACGATTGTTGATGACAGTCATCAACCGAACAGGTCAATGGCTTTGGGATCCATTCAACTTTCGAACGGACACTGTTCCAATCGCCATTGATCGAGAATCTCAACGCCATATCTACTGTGATCCAGAGCCAGGCACACAATATATCACGCCTTCCATCGCCTACAAGCTTTTAAGTGAAGAGGCGAACGGGCTGCGCAAATATATGATCGTCGTCGTCGATACCGCCAATCCGAGCAATATCGTCGCGGACCTGAAAACACAGCTAAATTTGACTGGCGAAGAGGTTACGAGAGTTGGAAACACTTATTACTATTCCTATATCCTTAATATTTAAAGGAGGACATCCCTATGGCAAAACTTGAATGGGATAAGACCGCGGAACGGTTTTTTGAGACCGGTGTAGACCATGGCGTCCTGTATGTTCAGAAGGCTGATGGCACCTACGACAAGGGTGTCGTGTGGAACGGCCTGACCGCGGTTACCGAGAAGCCCGATGGCGCTGAGCCGAACGACCTGTACGCCGATAATATGAAGTACGCTTCTCTGCGTTCCGCCGAGACCTACGGTGCGACCATCGAAGCTTTCATGTATCCCGACGAGTTCGCGCAGTGCGATGGTTCTGCTTCCCTGGCAACCGGTGTGTATATCGGCCAGCAGACCCGTAAGCCTTTTGGCTTCTGCTATCGGACACTGATCGGCAATGACACCGCCACCGATACTGACGACGGCTACATGCTGCACATCATCTACAACGCGACCGCTTCTCCCTCTGAGAAGAATCATGAGACCGTCAATGACAGTCCCGACGCGATGACCATGTCTTGGGACATTGACACCACGCCTGTACCCGTTGAGGGCTTTGCCAATTCCAAGCCCACAGCGACGATCACCATCGATTCCACGAAGTGCGACGCGACGAAACTACAGACCTTGCTGGATAGGCTGTATGGCACTGCCAACGGAGATTCCGAGCTGCCCTCTCCCGGTGATATCTACGACATCTTCAAGTAACCTAACTTGCAGCCCTGTCGGCTTAATCGCTGATGGGGCTGCACTATTTGCTTTTGAAAGGAGCTACCAAAAATGATCAAGAAAACGATCAAGTATTTCGATTTCGATGGAAACGAAAGAAATGAAACGTTCTATTTCAACCTGACCAAGGCTGAGTGCATGGAGATGGAACTGAGCGCCAGCGGCGGGTTGGAGAAGACCGTCCAGCGCATCGTCGAGGCCAAGGATACCAAGATGATCGTGGACACCTTCAAGGATCTGATCCTGAAGGCCTACGGCGAGAAATCCCCGGATGGCAAGTATTTCTACAAGTCCCCTGAGATTTCTGCCAAGTTCGCGGCAACTGAAGCCTACTCCGAGCTGTTCATGGAGCTGTCGAGCAATGCCGATGAGGCCAGCAGGTTCTTCAACGGCATCATTCCCCAGGTTCCTGAGGACCTGAAGAAGGCCGCGGATATGAAGAAGGCTATGATTCCGGGCTGATAACCCGGCTAACGGAGGTGCGATGAATGCTTCAGATCGTCATTCCAGAGAGAGAATTCTTCGATCAGGATAAACAGGAATTCCGCTATTTGAAGGCGCAAAAGCTGACTCTGGAGCATTCTCTCATCTCCATATCAAAGTGGGAATCAAAATGGAAGAAACCATTTTTGGATAAGGCGGATAAAACACCTGAAGAATCCGCCGACTATATACGTTGCATGACCGTTGGCAAAGAGGTTGATCCTGAGGTGCTTCAATGGATACCCCAGAGCATCTACACCCAGATCAACGAGTACATTGCTGACAGCATGACAGCGACATGGTTCAATGAAAAGAACCGAAAACCAGGTGGAGGACAGGTCGTCACTTCGGAACTCATCTACTATTGGATGATTGCGTTTCACATTCCATTAGAGTGTGAGAAGTGGCACCTGAACCGCCTACTGACGCTCATCAAGGTCTGCGAGGTCAAGAGCGCCCCGCCGAAGAAGATGAAGCGCAAAGAGATCTACTCGAGGAATGCAGCGCTGAATGCTGCGAGAAAACAGAAAATGGCAGCAAACGGGGGATTGCCTTGATTAAGATTTCACAGAAAGGCGATTTCAATAACACTGAGGGGTTCTTCAAAAGAGTGATCAAGCGGAAATACGTTGAGCTCTTTCATCAGATCGGGGAGGCCGGCGTCAAAGCGCTTCAGGAAGCCACCCCGAAGAAAACCGGAAAGACTGCCGAATCCTGGAGTTATTCGGTCGAGGAGACCAAGGACGGTCTTTCTATTTCCTGGAACAACTCCAACCGAAACGACGGCGCAAATGTCGCCATATTGATCCAGCTCGGGCATGGTACCGGATCCGGCGCTTATGTCAAGGGCGTGGACTACATCAACCCGGCACTGAAACCAGTGTTCGACACTTTCGCAAATAAAGTATGGTGGGAGGTGACGCGCAATGCCTACGGTAGATAACAAAGTCGTTCAGATGACATTTAAGAATGAACAGTTTGAACGCGGCGTTAGAGAAAGCCTTCATTCGCTGGAAGAGCTGAAGAAGGCGCTGGACCTGGATAAGTCTGCAGAGAGCTTATCGAACCTTGAAAAGATCGCCGGCTCTTTCGATATTTCAGGTATCGCCAAGGGTATCGATGACATTGCGAATCGCTTCACACTGGTTGGAAATCTTGGTCAAGAGGCTTTCCGCAGGATTTCCAGTTTTGCGCTGGATCAGGTTCACAAAGTAACCAGCGCCATAACGTCCATGCCACAGATTGGAATGGGCAAATATGAACAAAAGAATAAGGCTGTTCAGATGATACAGTCGGCCATGCCAGAGAAATCAATAGAAGAGATCGAAGCCGTCTTGGGGAAACTCAACGAATACACCGATTTAACGAGTTACGATTTCTCGACGATGGCCAATAGCATCGGCAAGTTTGTTTCGGCAGGCATAGACCTTGAAGTTGCTGAAAAAGCAATGGAGGGTATCGCCAACGAGACTGCTTCCGCAGGCGGTGAGATTGCTCAGGCGAATATTGCTATGTACAATTTCTCCCAAGCACTGGCTACCGGCTCGGTCCGCTTGATGGACTGGCACAGTATCGAGAACGCGAATTTGGCAACTAAGGAATTCAAAGAGCAGATCATAGAAACCGCGTATGAGCTTGGGGCACTCAACAAAGTTCAGGATAATGTAGGAGTTACAGCCAAAGGAAATACTGTAACATTCGAGAACTTTGCGCAAACGTTACAAGATGGATGGTTCACCAGTGACGTATTGATAAAAGTCCTTGAAAAATATGCTGACCGTGAAGAGGGTGTCGGCAAGAAGGGTTTTGAGGCTGCGAAAATTGCCATCACCTTTACTCAGGCGATGGATGCCGTAAAGGACGCCATATCCACCGGATGGATGACCAGCTTTGGATATTTGTTCGGTAATTTGGAGGAAGCGGGCGATCTATTTACCCGCATTTCCGATGCTATTATCGGCTTTGCTGAGCAAATCTACAATACCCGAAACGAGCTTCTCAAGGGATGGCACGACGGGGGAAAGGACGGCATATCCGGTTATCAGAAGGTAATCGAGGGTCTGTCCAATTCCTGGGCGGTTTTTAGCGGTGTTATTGAAGCAGCCAAAACAGCTTTTAAGAGCGTATTTGGTGCACTCAATTCCAGTGGGCTTATTGAAGCATCAAAAGCGTTTGCTGATTTTACCGGAAAGGTGAAAGAATTTTTCGGAGTATGGACCGAAGAGACACCTGAAAATTTCAGTTTCTTTAGCGGATCAGAAACGGAAGAGATCAAGCACGTTGGAAGTGGCGTATTGATACTCGCGAGGGCTTTTCGCGTTATATTTTCTATAGCTAAATCCGGTATAAATGTAATAGGTTCAGTCCTGCAAATCGTAGGCAATCTGTTCAAAATAGTTCAACCGCTTGCATCCGGTATTTTCAATGTTGCGTCTTCGATTGGGTATACGCTATCATATATCGTTGACTTAGCTTCCGCCACGTTGGCTGGAAAAGATGCACTGATTTCTTTCAGCGCTGTTCTTAGCCCTGTTTCGAATGCTTTTAAAAAGGCAGGCTCATTCCTAAACAACTTTGCTGAGACTATTCAAATAATAGTTTCATATTTGCGTTCTGGAATAGGTCTTGACGGAATAAGAAAAGTGTTTGAATACAATGGCAATCCTACTTTGAAAAAATACGGATTGTTTATTATCGACGCGCTGGAAAAGATGGGGAATATTGCGAAAGCAGTAGCTCCTGTCTTTAAGTCAATATTTGGTATAGTTACGGCTGCATTTAGTGCAATCTGGAAATTTATGTCCGGGAAGATAATGGACGGGCTAACAGCTGTCTCCAGTTTCCTCGCCAATCTTTTCGCAGACGTAAATATGGCCGAAGTGATGACGAAAGCGCTGAATGGAATTGCCACAGCTCTTAAAGTTGTTCTTGGCATTGCAGCAGGTGCTGGATATGGCGTATTTTCACTCGCAAGAGCAATCGTCAACGGCAGTGTTGCATTGTTCAACTTCGTCAAAAACAGTGAGTTCTTCCAGAACTTCCTGAAGACCGTATCAGAGAAATCGAAGCCGATTCGGGAGTTCTTCCAATCCGTTTGGGAGAGCCTGTCGTCCATATCCGGAAAGATCGGAGAGTTTAAAGGCTTCGGTGACGTATGGACAGCTTTTATGACAGCAATGCGGGACAATCCTATCGGAAAGAAATTTGTTCCGGCTATCCAGAAGGCAAGAAACCTTATTGCCGATTTCGTACAGAAAATCAAGGGCCTTGTGAATTCTGTCAAAAATGCTTTCAGTCTGCTACAGCAGTTTAAGGATCCATCAAAGGTATTGAATTTTTTGTCGCTTAGCAAAATTAAAGACGCGGGCGTAGAAAAAATTCTTGAGTTCTTTGAGAAGATCAAGAGTGTATTTGGCGGTGTGAAGGGTGCTGCTGGAGAGGCCAAATCTGCTGTCGGTGGATTTTTCAGCAATCTGATCCCAAACCTGAAGGCATTCGGCCAGAGACTCGGTGAGATGATCGGCGGGTTTTTCTCGGTGGATACATCTGGGATACAGGGACTGCCTCAAAAGTTGCTGGCACGATTGGAGGCCTTCAATCCGGTCATCGACTGGATCAAGGGCAAGTTCAGCCAGATCAAAGATTTCGTCATGGACCCTGACAAGCTGCTATCGCATGTGGTTGGCGCTTTGAAGGGAATCGGTGAGTTTATCATCAACATCTTCAAGAACGTCAATCTTGGAACGATCTGGGATACCGCGAAGACGGCGCTCGGAACGTATATCATGCTGACATTCGCAAAGTCGCTCAAGAGCTTCAGCGAATCGTTCGGCGTGCTGACCGGGGCCATTGACAAGGACGAGAAGGATGGGTTTGCGGACAAGCTGCGTAGCATCGCCATAACAATAGCTATCGTTACTGCAGCCATTGCCGGACTTGCGTTCATTCCGGCCAAGGAAGCAGCGATTGGCGTAGGCATCATGGCTATGGCACTTACCGTTGTCGCGGGAGCCATAATTGCGCTGAACAAATTTGCCCCGAATACCAAAGGATTGGGAAAGGGCATATTGTCCATGGCGTTGAGTATCGGAGCCGTTATAGGCGCGATTGCTGCTGCTGCGATTTTGGTCAAGACTGGTGGAGACCTGACCAAACCGTTGTTACTTGTTGGAGGCATAATGGCCGCGCTGGGTGTTGTGGCCTGGGCGATGAACCGATTCAGTAAAAATCAGAAGAGTGGGTCCAAGGGACAGGCTAAGACAATCCTGGCGATGTGCGCAGGGTTGATCCTTGTCGTAACTGCCATAGGTCAGATGGCTGATCTTCTAAAGAAATACTCACTTGGAGACAATAACAAGTTCATTGGCGGCGGAATGGCAACTGTTTGGGGTATGCTTATAACGTTAGGCACCATCGCAGTTCTGATGTCACATCTTGGCAAAGAAGCAAAAGACGGAAGCACGTCTCAGGGTGTCGCCACTACGATATTTGCCATGTGCAACGGAATAAGCGCAATCGTCAGAGCTGTTGGAAGTATGGCTGCACTTATGAAGCAGTACCCCGATCAAATCGGATGGGCTTATGGCATGATTGAAGGCATACTCATAACCATGGGCGCAGTCGCAGTCCTACTGGCGAAATTCAGCGGCGATATGGACTGGAAGGTCTCACTCGTATCTGCGGTGCCGATAATCGCAATGGGGTGGTTCCTCGACAAGATCACAAAAACGCTCGGTGAGGCAATCCAGAAGGTTTCCGGCGTCGATCCGAAGGTCATCGAGCAATTTCTGATCGGTGTTGGCGAGGTCATTACCGCTATGATCGGTACGGTTGCCATATTCTCGAAGATCGGAATAGGAGGCTTACTGGAAGCTGCCGGTGGCATTGTGGCACTTATGGCGGCAATCGGCGTCGGCGTGGATATCGTTGCGACATTTGCGGCGGATGCGGTTGAGAAGCTGGCCAATGCCATATGGCTCGTCGGATCAAAGTTGGCCGATTTCAGTGACTTCACGTCAAGAATCGATGCTGAAAAGATCGAAGTGGCTATGACCGTTCTCACAAACACGATACTTCCTTCGATTACAACGATGGCCAACTACACATCGGCTATACAGGCAGGCGTCGGTGCGGCGGCCAATATATGGCTGTTCGGTGAGGCGCTTGGATTGTTCCAGAGATCGATAAGCGGAATAACTGTTGATACTGGTGCGGCCATAAAGAAGCTGCCCGAGGATGTTAAAGCGGCTATCGACGGAATCAATGCCATACAAGGCGTAAATGAAGCCATTGACGTTCTGTACAATCTCGGTGGAGCGCTCAACCTGTACTATAACAATCTGGCGCAGGCAGCTTCCGGAGAAACAGTCACTGATGATTCCGGAAACTTTGACATAACGAAGGCTAATCAGGCGTTCAACGATCTTGCTGAGTTGACCTTGGATGACGAAACACTTGCCAAGATTAAGGGTTATGCTACCGGTGGAACGAACGATCTCAACAAGTTCTCCAACGGAATAGCGAATCTCGGAACCGCCTTGAAGTCATACGGCAACAACATCAGTACGATAAATGAGGAGAAAGTCAATAAAGCTAACGAGATTCTTGAGAACATGAAGGACCTCGACAGCTACCTCAATCCTGTTGGTGAAGTGAATTATGACATTCTGAGCGGAAAGAGGACCAGCATCTCTGAGTTTGGCCTTGATATTGCTGCCTTGGGTGACGCCCTTGGAAAGTATGGAGACAGTGTATCTGGATTGAATCCTGGTAAGATCATTATGTCGAGTGTCGTTATAGATACAGTCGCCAAGATATTCAAGGATCTTCCAGAAACTGGTGGTTTGTGGCAACTGGTATCCGGCGAAAAGAAGCTTGGCGATTTTGCTTCAAACATGAGCAGTCTTGGCGACGGCCTGGCAAACTACGCTAATAAAGTTTCTGGCGCCGACTTTACCAATGTTGAGGCGTCGGTCGGTCCGATATCAGCACTCGCTTCGGCTCAGAGCGTGATCCAGAAAAACGGTGGTATTGCTTCCGTGCTGGCAGGATCTTCTGACCTTGGTCAGCTCGGAACAGGACTTGTCGGCCTTGGAGATTCGCTGGTTCAATTCGCAACCGCTGATAAGGGTATTAAAACGCTCAAAGAGGCGGACTTCACCAAGATCGCACAGGCCATTGATCCGATCAAGAAGCTTGCCCAAGCTCAGAGTATTCTGCAGAATGAAGGTGGATGGACTGAATTTCTGACAGGCTCTTCCAACCTTGGAAATCTGGGAACGGGTCTTGAGAACTTCGCTTCGCATTTGATCACATTCAATAATACCATAAAAGATTTCGATTTCAATGATGAAAAATTCACTTCAGCTATGGATTTGCTTAAGCGTGTCGTCTCTTTGCAGCAGATCGTTCAAAATGGAGATGCGGAATACGACTTTGCAAACGCAGGTCGCAATCTGTCGACATTGTTTGCAACGATCGCCACGTCGATAACCGACGACACGCAAATTGTCGATGCCATTGATGGAGCGATCCAGAGCATCAACACCGTTATTCAAACCAATGCTGTCGACCCGGCAACGACATGGGGCGGGGATTTGGTTACGAATTTTGCGACGGGCATGCAAAATAATGCATCTGTTGCTGAGAAGGCGGCCATTGCTATCGCCAACATTATAAGGTCATATTTGCATTTCTCGCAGCCTGATAAGGGACCGTTGGCAGATGCTGATACCTATGGCGGCGATTTCATGGACACTTTCGCTGGCGGAATGCTTGACAATTTGGGGACTGTAAAAGACGCTGTCAGTGGTGTTGCTTCTACTGTGCGCGACACACTTGGCGAAACGGCCTCAAACGCACTCTCCAATCTTATAGATGGAACGGTGCAGAGCTCTGAACAGAGCTTCATGGGAAAGCTAAAAGCCGGCTTCTCTCAGGCGCTTAGCAGCGTATTTGGGGAGACTGAAAACCCGGTCATCACACCGGTGCTGGATCTGACCAATGTCGACGAAGGCGTCAGCCAGATTTCAAATAAGCTCAATGGAAGCTCCATAGGCGTCGGAACAAATCTGGCCGCCAATGTGGCTTCCGGAAATGGCACGACGATCATTCAAGGCGGAACGTTTGATGTTCCGGATCATTCTCCGGAGATCATATCGGCTATCCAGAATCTTGGCGATCGAATTGTTTCACTTGAGAGCCAGACCGTATCCATCATGTCGAATCTAAGGGTCGTCATGAATACCAAGGCACTTGTCGGGCAGATTGCTCCTGAGATGGACCGAGTGCTTGGCAATTACGCAAATCGAATGTGAAAGGGGGAATGAGATGTGTATCATTCGATAACCATAGGAACTAAAAATACCTGGACGGATTGGCATCTCATTCCCACTGTGAGACCATTTGTAACATTGCCAACAGTCAATGAAAAGGTTGTAGAGATACCGGGAAGGAATGGTGTTATTGATTTAACTACATTCCTAACCAATTCTCCTACATATGGGAACCGGAAAGGATCCTGGGAGTTTTACATTGCTAATCCATATTTTCTGTATTCAGACAAACGTTTCATCGCTAATGCCACCAATTGGAGTGATTGGTCAACCGCTTATCGCACAATTGCAAGCTATTGCAATGGCAAACAAAGATCCGTGGTGCTCGAAGACGATCCTGGGTATTCTTATTATGGGCGTCTTAGAGTTTCTTTTACTCCGGACGCAAGTTATTCGAAAATCGTAATTAACTATGATCTGGAACCATATAAGACAAAAACGTCGGATAACACGAAGTCGTTTGACTAAATCAAAATGGAAGTAAAAGGGGAGGTGTGCGTATGACCGTATTCAAGATTTACATCAACGGTATTTCTGATGGCAACCTGATTTTCAGATCTGATGTTTCAACGGCATTGACCGGATATGGGGATACCATACTCTCCCCTAAACTAAAAAAAGAAACAAATAAAGCGGATAGTTTTGAATTCATGATACTGCCATCTCACGAGCAGTACGACTCATTCAAAAAGAAGAAAACATTCGTATTTCTTACAAGAGATGACAAATGCATTTTTAGAGGAAGAGTGTCGGATGTAAAGACTGACATTTACAAACAGCGTACAATCACTTGCGAGGGCGATTTAGCTTTTTTGGCTGACAGCATACAACCTCCGAATAAGAAAAACGAAACATCCTCTGTCGGATCGACAAAGAAAAAGAAAAATGCGACTGTCTATTCTACAGATGGCGGTCGAACTTATACGGTTGTCAATAATAAGGACACCCTAAAGATGACCCCCGAGACGTACTTTCGAACCTGCATTGACGTACACAACGGGCAGATGACCAACAGCATTAAGAATTTTACGGTTGGCTCTGTCACCGTGACAGGAAAAGGCACAAACGAGTATTTCGAAAGGACGTCTTATCAGGATACAAGCAGCGTAATCAGCTCTGACCTATTATCGGTATACGGCGGTGTGCTGCGAACAAGATATGAAAATGGGCAAGCCTATATCGATTGGCTTGATGCATATACAGAAACAAACAGTCAGGAAATTCGGTTCGGCGTCAATATGATCGATCTGGACCAGGAGCCGCCTACCGATGAAATCTGGTCTGTGCTTTTGCCTACAGGAGAAGAAAATTGCACGATAGAGTCAAAGAACAACGGGAGTAAGTTCCTTGAAAACTCAGACGCGATCGAACAATATGGGTACATTGTTCATCATCACGCTTTCAGCAATGTCAAGAAGGCAGACGAGCTGCTCACAAAGGCTCAAAAATATATGAGCACTCACTGCAAGATCTTTCCCAACAATCTTGTTATAAAAGCTATAGATTTACAGCTTATTGGCGAATCGACTGATCCGCTTGAGCTTGGCGATAAAATCAAAGTTGTCTCATCTCCGCATGGACTGAATAAGACGATGGCTTGTATCGCCATGGAGCTGGACATTTACAATCCTGAAAACAACAGCTATACAATAGGTACTATTTTGCCGCCTGACAAGGAGAAGAAAAAAGAGCCTCTCAGCGAGAAGCACAAGAATTCCCATGGCTCTTCATCCAGAGGTATAGCCAACAATGCCAATGCCATATCCGGATTGCAGAACGATGTCAACGTCAATGCTAACAACATCAACGTCAATGCCGAAAACATCGCAGTCAATGCGCTGAACATTGCCGTCAATGCCGAAAACATCGCGGTTGTGGCGAAGAACATATCGATCGCAGCTGAGACGATCGACATCAAGGCTCAGGAGATCACGGCAACTTTTGGCGAAGAGACAGACGAGCTTTATGGTCATATCACAACTTCTGCTGAAGGTATCAAGACTGAGTTTCATGACAATACTACCGGGTTGAGCAGTTATTTTACTCAGGAAGCCGGGAAGGTAACCCAAGAAATCAGGAACACAAAAACTGATGTCTTTACTAAGATAACACAAACTGAGACTTCAATAACCACATCGTTTCACAATATAATTTATGGAGAAGATGGCAATAGTGGCATAGTTGGAGACTACAAGAGAGAGATCACCGACACTGCCGCTGGAACGGTAGACAGGATGGAAGCGACCCTTTATGGTAGAAATGCTGACGGGTCCATTAATTATGACAATCCTACCGGCTTTTATAAAAGAGTTAGAGATGATTCAGTTGACCATTCTGTCGACAGTTTTCATAAAGAATTGTATGGAGAAGGCGGGACTGCCGAAAATCCAAAAGGCGGAAGCACATTTGATGCGGTCTATACAAAAACATCGCAGCTGAATCAAGCATATTTTAAGCAAACTTTATACGGTGACGGGGGTTCTGCAACAGACCCGAAAGAAAACACAGTTCTATACGCTGTTTACAATCAATCTGCAGCCGCATGGAGCAACGCCCTTTGGGGTAATGGAACAAAGGATAACCCTGCTTCAGGTTCGATTCTTTATGGAACAAATCAAGAAATCGGAGCTCGAGTTAAACAAGGAGATGTAGAATCTGGCTTCAAAATAACTGGGACAAATTTATCTCTATTTTCTAAAACAATATCACTTAGTGGTTTTGTAACCGTTGATAAACTTAGTGCTGTCGATGGCAATATAACGAACCTGGTTAATGGCACTACAACGGCAGCATATCTGTTAGCGACAAAAATGAAAGTCTCTACAGGAAATTTTTATATTGGCGATAGCAACAATAAATCAGGAAAGTTTTATTATCACGGAACAGAGTATTACGATGTAACAATATCCATGCCGAATGTAGGCGAGGCGAATGGCTTCTTAGGATGGGTCTATAAAGGCGGAAATTATCTAACAACTCTGAATCTGGCGCACAGTCATTCCGTTACAACCAACAGCGATGGCACGATCACGCTTGGCGGAACAGTTGCGACTAACGCGACGAACCGGTCTTTTAATATTGCCGACACTAAAACATATAAGGACGGTGTGTCGGCAGTTGTTATTACGTCCTTAAACAAAGATCCATCGGCAAGCGTAACATATGACAGCGAAAATAATAAATACACTGTTCCACTCAAAGCTGTGGCATCAAATTCCAATTCCAAGACGGCGAATTATACATTCTTTGCTACGGATGCTTATAACACTGGCCTTACCGATGGAGCTCCAAATGACAGCACCTGGAGTATTCCGAATTGGTCAAGTGAAAAAAATTGGCAACTTGTTGCCGTTGCGGATGACGGTGATGGTGTTCGTGACTGTGCTACTTTTAGGGTACAGTTCAATGACAATAAGGGTGAAACTCATACACATACCTTTGCCAAGATTCCATGCTGGGATGTGTATGATTATGGCGTCAATTCAGTCACAATCACAAGCCTAAATAAAGACCCAGATGCAAGCGTTAGTTACGATACAGATAATAATAAATACACTGTTCCACTCAAAGCTGTGGCATCGAATTCCAATTCCAAGACGGCGAATTATGCATTCTTTGCTACGGATGCCTATAATGCCGGGCAATCTGCTGGCGTCAATTCTGTTACAATCACAAGCCTAAATAAAGACCCAGATGCAAGCGTTAGTTACGATGAAGCGAATAATAAATACACTGTTCCACTTAAAGCCGTAGCATCAAATTCCAATTCCAAGACGGCGAATTATGCATTCTTTGCTACGGATGCCTATAATGCCGGGCAATCTGACGAGAGTATTGACACTTCGTCATGGTCTATTCCACAGTTTTCGGACGCATACCCGCGCCAGATGGTGGCGGTTGCCGATGACAACGATGGAGTAAGGGACTGTGTGACCTTTAAAGTAACGGCCAACAAAAGCGGAGGCGGTACAGTCACACACACGTTCAGGGATGTTCCATGCTGGGATGTGTATAATAACGGGCGTGATTCTGTAACCATTACAAGTTTGAACAAGGACCCTGGTGCGAGCGTAAGTTACAGTGCAACAAGTGTGAGATACACTGTTCCGCTCAAAGCAGTGGCGTCAAATGGCAACTCAAAGACTGAAAACTATACGTTTTATGCTACGGATGCTTATAATGCAGGATTTTTAGATGGAGAGAATTATGTCGCAAACAGCATTTCATGCAATACAGTTAGGGTTTATGCTGATGGAACAGCCAGAGTCTGGGTTCATTATAATTATGAAGGATCTGACAAAACTAAGACCATAGATATTCCGGCATCTGGAGTAACTGACCTACATTCATAAAAGGAGGAAATGTCACATGAATCTCTCAACCAAACATGACATCATCAACGACGCGGTGATCAAGCTCAACGAGCTGGCTGACGCGAGGGGTGCTGAAAAATGTGTGCTCATTATCACGCTTATTCAGAACTTGAATGAACTCGGCCGGATGATTAAGGAGGAGGACGCCAAGAACGACGCGGCGATCCTTGCTCTGACTGAGAAGGTCAGCAAGCTGGAGAAGAAGGAGGGCAGTGACGATGGCGATACTGACACTGAGTGATGGCACTGAATACGCTCTTGACTGGTGCAATGCCGACAAAGGCATATTCAACATCAATATTGAAACCGATCAGAGTTTCATCGAGCTTGCCGTAAAATTCGGAGATCGTCAGCTGACGAACCGCATTACAGCGACATACAATGATGAGCTGCAGAAAGTGTATGAGGGCTATACCGAGCTACGTACCATTCAGTTCGACATGTGGTCGACCGGCACTGTTCTCATCACATTGCTGCTTCCAGAAAAGACACTGGCTGCGTAGGTGACGCATTATGTTCATACCGTTGAACATCAATCCGAACCGGTGGTCAGCGGACGATTGTACGGTACGAGCCATATCGATTGCAACCGATCGATCGTGGGATGAGGTTTACATCCATCTGTGCCTGGAAGGTTTTATCATCAAGAATATGCCTTCTGTGAACCACGTATGGGGAACCTACCTGCAATCGATCGGTTTTGTTCGATATCTGTTACCGAGAGATTGTCCGAATTGCTACACGGTTCGGGATTTCTGCAGAGAAAATCAAAATGGAACATTCATACTTGCCACCGGATCCCATGTCATCTGCGCCATAGACGGCAATTACTATGACGCATGGGACAGCGGTGACGAGGTGCTTGATTCCGTATGGAGGAGGGAAACGTAATGCAAGGCAATATGGGATATGGGAACAATCGAGGCTATGGCTCAAATGGATTTATGGAGAACGGCATGGGAACCGGCAATAACAACTGGAGCAACGGATGGAACGGAACCGGAATGAATACACCCCAGACGCCGGTTCAACCCCAACCGCAACCGGCCAGACAGCCTGATGCGAAGATCATCGTTAACGGACGTGCTGCTGCTGACGCCTATCCGATGCCCCAAGGATCGACTACAGTCTATCTGTGGGACAGAAGCGGAGAGCGCATGTTCGTCAAGACCTACGACAGCAATGGGTATCCGTGCGTAACCGAGGACTACGACCTGACACCGCACGTCGACCCCGAACCGGCCTACGTCACCAAGGAGGACATTCGCGAAATGATTCGGGAAGCACTCAGTGAGCTGTCCATTCCGAATCCAGATCAGTTCGCAACTAAGCGCGATCTTGAGAAAGCATTTTCAAGGAACATACCCAATAAAAGGGAGAAGGTGAACCGAAATGATGGGGATGCCTAATCGCGGCGGTGGAAACCCGATGCAGCGAATGATGCAGATGATGACCATGCTGCCTAAATTCATGCAAGACCCTGTAGGGGCGATGATGAGCTGCGGATTAAATGTTCCAAACAACATTCAGGGAAATCCACAAGCCATATCGAATTTCCTGCTCAATTCCGGCCAGATGACTCAGGAGCAATATGATGCAGTCGCTCCGCTTGCCAATATGGCACAAAGTTTCTTTGGTAGAAAGTCCTGAGAGTGCACGCTCGGGACTTTTTATTTATGCTGTTTTGGTTGATCTTAGTGTGCATAAGACAATTCAAAATGGCAGGGTAGACCCAAATTTTTTGTAAAGGAGACTTGCAATCATGGTAACTATGGAAAGCCAGAACCCGAATCCTTCTGTGAATGTGTATCCCGGTAACAACGGCGGCGGCTTCGGTGACATGTTCAGCGGCATGGGCGGAGGAGCCATTTTCTTTTGGCTGATCCTGTTCTTCTTCATGATGATGTTCATGGGGTGGGGCAACAACGGCAACAACGGAAATGGTAATTACAACGGCGGCGTACAGTACGTGCCCTATCCGATGTACGGTCCCGGTGGCTTTGGCGGTGGTTATTCCGCTGCTGATGCCGTTCGCCAGGGCTTCGACCAGTCTGCCATCATCAACGGCATCAACGGCGTGCAGATGAGCATGCAGAACGGTTTCAACAACGCTGAAGTGAGCCGGTGCAACCAGCAGCAGAATCTGCTCGGCGTGCTGCAGAATCAGTCTATGGCGCTGCAGAACTGTTGCTGCGAGAACCGCGCTGCGATCGCCGGCGTGAACTATAACATCGCGACCGAGGCCTGCAATGACCGCGCCGCCGTGAAGGACGCCCTGTACCAGCTGACTACCCAGAACAACGCCAACATGAACGCCATGGCGACGATGTTCAACAACGGTATTCAGAATCTGAAGGACGAGTTCTGCCAGCTGCGCCTGGATTCCAAGGACCAGCGGATCGCTGAGCTTGAACGTCAGCTTACGGCTTCCCAGACCGCCGGATTGGTGAATCAGTCCCGCGACGCGATCATTGCCAACAACGACCTGCAGACTGCCGCGCTGAAGCAGTACCTGGCTCCCACCCCGAGGCCGGCTTACATCGTGCAGAACCCCAACTGCTGCGCACAGAACTATAATCGCTGCTGCGGGCAGTAATCCGGGAGGTGTACACAATGGCTGAATATAGCGCAAATGCTGTTCAGACTGTACAGCCTAACGGATTCGCCGTGTTCACCGCCACCGTGGTTCCCTGTGACCGCGGTCTGATCGGCCACAGCGATGAAACCCCCATCTTCTCTCTCGACGGATGGCGTCCGAACAGCGGGTGCTGCTGCAATCGCAACAAACCCACGCTGTACGATGTGAAACTCGGAATGAACGTGGCACTGGCTGAAGGAGCCACTGTCGCGCCCATTGCCGTGGCGATCACCGTAGACGGCGCAGCTTATCCGCTTTCCGAGATGGACTCCACGCCCGCCGCTGTGGGCGAATTCAACCATATCGGAAATGACCTTGCCCTGCCGATTCTCAGGAATTGCTGCCAGTCGGTTACCGTGCAGAATCTCTCCACGCAGCCGATTGACATCAAGAACCTGGTAATCAAGTTCGGCAGGCCGGATCTGAACAGCAATGCCAATTGCTACTACTAAGAGAGAGGAGGCAATCAAAATGGGAGAACAGTGTATGAAAGAAAATGCGGCATTCCAGCAGGACTATGACAAGATGTTCGCAAAGGGCGCATGGAACCCGCAGGAAATTTCCATGATGAAGGACCTCAAGAAGCTCATCTACTACAACCTGGCCATCGACTCCATGGAGAACGGTCAGGGTCATCCTGGTGAGGGGCATCTTCCTGAGATGAGCTATGCCCGTGGACGCAACGGCATGGGTCAGTTTACCTCCGGGGACAACTGGGACAACCGCAGCGGACACCATCCCTATTACCCGGATATGGGCGGCGGGATGTACTACGACGGCATGAACGACCGCTCCGGACGCCGTTACTACGACAGCGAGAAGGAGAAGGCCATTCACCAGCTCCATCACATGATGGACAACACTGATGACCCGGCACGCAAGAGTGCGATCAACTTTGCGCTCAAGATGATCGAGCCGCAGTAACCAATCTCAAAGGACCTGCCTGGAGCAATCTGGGCGGGTCCCTATTCTATGCAGGGAGTGAACGCACATGTCCAACATACTGGTGACAATTCTTTGCGCGTTGCTTGCTTCCGCGGGCTTTTGGGGGTTGGTTACCAAGCTTGTGGACAAGAAGAGTGCGAAGAGCAAGATGATACTCGGCCTGGGGTACAACGCCATTCGAGCGGCTTGCCTTGAGTATATCAATCGGGGCAACATTACCCAGGGCGAATATGAAGACCTCTACAAATATCTGTACAAGCCGTACAAGGATATGGGAGGCAACGGCTCGGCGGAGCGATTGATGCGAGAGGTGGACAAGCTGCCGATCGTGCCGGAGAACCACTGAGCTTTCTTTTGAAAGGAGTAAATCAAAATGGTACTCAGCAATAAAGTGTATGACACACTGAAATGGGTTGCACAGTATCTTCTTCCGGCGCTGGCTACGCTGTGGATCACGCTGGCGAAGGTGTGGAATCTACCTTATGGCACCGAGATCGGTGCGACCATCACTGGCATTGACCTGTTCCTTGGCGCGATCCTGGGAATCAGCAGCCAGAACTACAAGGGCGACGGCACGATGACCGTCGATACCTCCGATGAGACCAAGGACGTATACAGCCTTGAGCTCAACGTGCCGGCAGAAGAGCTGGCTAACAAGGAAACCATAACCTTCAAGGTAAACAAGAAGTAAAGGCGGTGACGATATGGCCAATGTCAATTATGAAACCAGTCAAATCAAATCGGCCATATACGGCGAGGAAGTTCGCGACGCCATCATCAGCGCGCTTTTGAAGGTCGCCAAGGATGCGACGGACACGTCCCAGCTTGTCGACGAGTTCGAAGCTCAGCTCAGTGAAAGGATTCGCCAGAACACCGCGACGCTTTCCATCAAGGGCGACGACCTGTACTTCAATGAGGAAGAATCCCTTCTATATTTGATGTGCGATGGCCAGCCCATTGGCAGCGGCGTTGCTGTGTCTGCTGCAGGTGGCGGCGGAGGCGGTGGCGGCGGTGGCCAGTATTTCTTCAGGCCCACGCTTGTCAACGATCTGCCAGACCGTAACGTGATTGCAGTTGAAGGAAAGCCCGTTGAGCTGAAGTTCACTTACGCTTCAATCGATGACACCGGCGCTGACGATGGAAATGGCATTGGCCGTATTGTCGTCGGTAATCAAACAAGGAAAACATTCAGTGCTCTGCAAGGAAGCAACACTGTTGATGTAACTGATATATTGGGGGTTGGCGAGAACCGTATCGCCGTCAAGGTTGAGAACTCCGAAGGTACTGTCCGAGTGCTGAACTACGTGATCAACGTCCTGACTTTGTCATTGACCACGACTACGCCTGAAATCATGGACTGCCATGGCGCTGCCACGGTATATTACACGGTGACGGGTTCCGGCGACAAGGTCGTTCACTTCATACTGGACGGCACTGAGATTGGCAGTGAGATCGTCGCGAGTTCCGGTCGAAGCCGTTCATATATCATCGATCCCCAAAGACATGGCGACCATATTCTCGAGATCTACGCGGAGACGGACAACGGAGACGTCCATTTGGAAAGCGATCGACTGCGGCTGGCCCTGTATTGGGTTGGTAACGAGACCACTCCAATTATCTCGACCCCGTTCAACCAGACCGAAGCGGTTGAGGGCGACACGATCCGCATACCCTACGCGGTGTACGACCCTTCCAACGAGTTGGCTACTGTAACGCTGTCTGTCATTGACGGCAACGGCGAAGTGTACAGCAGCAACACCATTACCAAGGACCGTTCGGCAAGCGACCCGTGGATCGTCAATGACTTCCCCTACGGCAATATCACATTCCGTATCACCTGCAGGGATATCGTCAAGAACATTCCTGTGAGTGTCGAGCACTACGTATTCCCGATCAGCAGGGTCACCGACTCTCTGGTGCTTGAGTTCACACCCAACGGCCGATCTAATCTGGAAAGTAATCCGGCGACCTGGGAGTACAACGGCATCGAGGCGACGTTTAATGGATTCAGCTGGTCCGAAGCGGACGGTTGGCTCCACGACGAAAACGACGCTCCAATACTGAGGTTCCTGCCCGGTGACACGATGGAGATCGACTTCAAGCCGTTTGAGAACGATATCGTGAACTCAGGCTATACGATCGAGATCGAGATGGCCACGAGGGACGTCCGTGACTTCAACAGCATCGTCATCGGATGTCTCAGCGAGGGCAAGGGCTTCACGATCGGATCCCAGAAGGCGTTGCTGAGCTCCGAGCAGAACTCTGTTTCAATGCTGTTCAGGGAGGATTCCCACATTCGAATCACCTTTGTCGTCGAGCAGAAAGCCAAGACGCGGATGATCTATATCTACATCAACGGCATCATGTGCGGCATCACGCAATATGCTCTGAACGATAGCTTCATACAGAGGACGCCTGAGAAAATCAAAATAGGTACCTCTTCCTGTGGACTGGACCTGTACGGCATGCATTTCTACGGCAAGGAGTTGAGCAGAAATGAGCAGCTTGACAATCTGATCTGCGACAAACCTACTCTGAGAGAACGGCAGCAGGAGTACAACAAGAACAATATCCTTGGGCTTGACGAGTCGGTATCCATCGACAAGCTGCCGATCGACCTTCCGACGATGGTCATTTCCTGCGGCGAGCTTCCGCAGTTCAAGGGCGACGCCAAGACCGCAACCGTGACGTTTATCGACCCGTCTGACCGCAGCAAGAGCTTCGTGGCCAGCAACGCTTCAGTGGACGTACAGGGCACGACATCTTCACAGTACCCGACGAAGAACTACACCATCGACTGCGTTTCTGGGTTCAACAACAACGGCACCTATTCCGAGAAGTACCAGCTCAGGCCCGGTGATATTCCTGTATCGCTGTTCTGCATCAAGGTCGACTATGCTTCTTCGGAAGGCGTGAACAACGTCGGTCTGGTTCAGCTGTACGAGGATATTTGTAAGGAGCAGGGTTGGCTGACACCTCCCCAGCAGGAGAATCCAGCCGTACGTCAGGGCATTGCAGGAAGACCTATTGCGCTGTTCTGGCACGACACGATCCACAATGAGACGGTGTTCCTGAGTAAGGCCAACTTTAACAACGACAAGGACACTGCTGTGACATTCGGTTTTGACCAGTATCCCGATGCAGAGTGCTGGGATTTCAGAAACAACACCAGCGACAGGACCCTGTGGAAATCGGATGACTTCTCGAACGTGTCTGAGTGGGAGACCGACCTGAAGGCCATCTATCCCAAGAAGAATAGAAACACCACGAACCTCAAGCGGGTTTTTACGTTCGTCTCCTCGCACAATACCGAGAACTGTGAGACCGAGGAAGAAAGGCAGGAGATGCTTGCCGACTTCAAGGCTCACTTTGGAGAGTATTTTGCGACGAACAACCTGCTGTTCTACTATCTGTTCACCGAGTTCTTCCTTATGATCGACTCGAGGGCGAAGAACATCCATCTTGCGACCTATGACGGGTTGCATTGGTATGCGCTGCCCTACGATATGGATACGGCGCTTGGCATAAAACTATCTGTGCCAAGGATAAAAAACCATTTCTAATATACGGCGAAACTCCGATGGGACGGACAACGCCTTGGAAGGTATACAGCATACCGCCAACAACGACTGAACGAAATGGGGCTGCTATTTGCGGCTGTGTAACAGTCTGACCTCGCGTATATTCCCAATAAAGCAATTAAGCGCGAGAGGGACGGTCAAGTGTAAAGACACTTTAAAGAAGCACCGTCCCCGCCCGGTCAAACGTATGCCGGGTCATAAAAGTAACAGAAGTGCGATAACGACGGCAAGTTGGTGTTCGACTATCATCTGGAGGACACCGACAGCGTCGACGGCGACAAGGTCTACAACGGACAGTATTCTGTGCTGTTCAACAACATTCGCATGGCTTTTGCAGACGAGCTGAAGGCCATGTACACGCGGATTCGTTCCGGACAGATATTCAACTTTGAAACTGTCAATCAGCGGTTCATAGACCATCAGGCAGTGTGGCCACCGAGGTTGTGGAATGAGGACGCCTACAACAAATACATCGGACCATTCCTGGATACCGGCTACAATAAGCTTGACATGCTTCAAGGTGACAAGGGATCCCAGCGCGAATGGTGGCTGTACGGCTCGTTCAAGTATCACGATTCAAAATATGATGCAGGAGACGCAGCGAAGAACGTCATTAAATTCCGTGCGTATACTGACGATGCCCATCCTATTTCCGAGCA